AATTGGATATCTCAAAAGGGTATAGGTTTACCAGAACAATTTAAAAGTTACGATTCTTTCGCTTGGGCTGTTCAGAATAGCGTTGTTAAGAAAGGACAAAAACCGAAGCCATTCTTTGAAGATGTTATTAACGATCAACTTATTAACGTACTTAAGAAACCTATTCAGAAACTACTAGGTAAATCTATAAAATTAAATATTATTTCACCATGGCAGTAACAATAGCAAGCTCACCACAAAAATACACCCCCTCAGATAATCCTATTATTTGGACTTTCTACAGCGGTGCAATTGGTAACCCTAACTTTAGTTATATTATTGAAGTTTATGTTAATGCCGTGTTGATTTCATCTCATCAAGTATTCCCTGAGATTGGCGGTGGGTATTCTCATTTTGATATTAGCGAAATAATTAGACCTATCACACCCGTAGCCATTGTAGGTAGTTCCACTATTGTAACCGATGCAAGTAATTATAGAAGCGCATACGTTAAGATTAGAGAATTCTACGGAACTACTCCATCGTTTCATGCTGATGCTACAAGTGCCACGATATATCCTTTTAAAGCGTGTTTAAACCCTATCGATTTTGATACATTTGACTATACAGATTTTAAATGTACATCAAATACTAAAAGATTTTTAACAGATTCACCAAACACTTTGATGTTGCCTGAGGGTAAAGATTATTACTTAAACATAATAACAGATGAACAAACAGATATAGGTATTATTTTAGATTTTTACGATTCAAGTAATGCAATAATAACATCTATAGATTATAATGCTGCCACAAGTTTTAAGATAACACAGTTCAATCTTAATTCTGATAACTATTTATCTACTTTAACACAGCCCGTTTTAGATACTGTTTCTTATGTTAATTATTACATAGCCGATTTAGGAAGTAGTCCAATTAGTGAAACTAAAAGAATGTATTTCGATAGGGGTTGCGACAATGGAGCTGAGCTAATTTGGTTAAATAAATATGGCGCGTTTGATGTTTACAACTACGGTCATAATTTAGTAGCTTCGTCTGAAATAACTGCTAAAACATTTGAAAAGCAATATGGCGGTTGGGTAGATGTTAATTATGTTTTAGACTCATCTAATGCTGGTGTACATTCTTACTTTAAGACTGCTAAAGATAAGGTTAAATTAATTAGTAAATACATTGATTCAGATACACAGAATTGGTTAGTAAGGTCGGCTTATATTTCGTCGCTTGTTTACATGTTTGATGCTACTAGACAAATGGTTAATATTGCATCAACTTCTTATGAAGAAAGCAATGACCGATTTATAGAAGAAACAACAGAGATAGTCGACCTTACCCTTCCTAATATTCGTAAATCAATACTATTATAATGGATAGATTATTAGTTAATAATACGGAACTAGATTTAAACGATAGAGTACCATTCCCTTTAAACTTTTCCATAGCAGATAGTAAAGAACCAAATAAGCGTAAAAGGAATTACTCGAAAGAAGTTGTTATTCCCGGCACGGCTTCAAACATGGCTTTTTTTAGTTCCGCTTATCAATTAGCTTTATCTACGGTTGACAATACTACTTTAATCGGTTTTAACTTTGACCCAACGGTAAGAGTAAAAGCAAAGTATTATAAAGAGGGTTTACTTGTTTTTAACGGGCTATTAAGATTAAATCAAGTTACTATATCAAATGGTAACTATTCGTTTAAGTGTACGTTATTTTCAAACTTCATTGATTTATTCATGAAGCTAGGAGATAAAAAGATAAGCGAGTTAGGTTGGTCTGAATATAACCATTTATTAAATAGAACCAATGTAATCAATTCATTTGATACTTCGGTAAAAGTGGAAGGTGTAGATACGGTTAATTTCACGGCAGGCTTGCCAGATGGCTTTGGTTACCATTACGGATTAGTTGAATACGGTTATACAGCTTATTCGACAAGGTCAACAACTGATATTATACCTTTGACTTATGCGCGGGAAATATTCACTAAATGTTTAGAGCTTGCTAACTTAACGCATGAGTCTGATTACTTAGATTCTGCAATATACAAAAAGAAGTTAATAGGTTTTGGAGGCGGTCAAAAAATATCTTTACCATCTACAGAGGTTGCAAATAGACGCGTTAAATTTACAAGCACTTTAAGCAATGTTAAAGAATATGTTTATACAAATGTAGACCCTGACAACGCAAATAGATATAGATACTTAGCTAATAATTGGATTGATATGTTGGCAACGTGGGACGGTATCACATCTACTTTAGTACATGATAATTTTGACCAATACTATATAGACCATACAAATACACCAGCAGGATATTACAATTACATAACTATAAAGAAACAAGGTTTATATAATCTAAATATATCACACCCTATAGAAGTAGCTTTTGATTTTGGAGCTATGAGTAACGCTGGCGGTATATTTAATGTTAAGTGGGAAGTTTTAAAAAATGGCGCGGTTATAGATTCTCAATTAGTTGAAGAGGGTGACATTACTACAACTTATGCAAATACATTTACCTATAATAGTAATATTCAATTAAATGTTAGTGATGTTATTAATATGCGGTTTCAAGTTTATGTAGATTATAAGCTAGACGCTACAATGTTTTCGGGAGTAGAACCATTAGAGATAAGTATAACTTCTAGTTCTAACTTCACTACGGATTTAACGAGCGTACAAGCTACATTACAAGATGGTGACGTAGTAGATATTAGTAGATTCATGCCAGATATGAAAGCTAGTACATTCTTTGAAGCTGAAATGTTAATGGCTAACCTTTATTTTAGTGACCCTGACATCTACGGAGTGATTAAAATAGAGCCTTTAAACGATTTTTATAAACCTACTACAGAATTTTGGGACATTACAGATATAGTTGACCATTCAAAAGATATTAATATAATGCCATCTAGTAAAATTGAGGGTAAAATATACAAATATCAATGGATGAAAGACCAAGATTATGATAATAAAAAGTATTTCGGTTACTTCGGTATAGATTACGGGAATCATTGGTACACAGTTCCATCTACGTTTCAAGTAGGAGAGCGAGTTTATCAATTACCATACGCTCAAACAGTGCCAACAGATGCTATATTTCCATTCGTAGCGCCTAGAATTATAGACGTAGACATACAGACGGGAATAGTAAAGCCATTTAAAGGTAAACCTAGAACTTATTTATGGAATGGTTTAAAAAGTGGGTCATGGAGGTTAACAGACACCAACACGGCTACCTATTCAGATTTAACAACTTACCCTAGTGTACATCATTTTGATAATTGGGAAAGTCCAAACTTCGATTTGAATTGGGGTATGCCTATACTATTTGATTATCCAGCTACGTCCGTAACAAGTGACAATCTTTTTACTAGATATCATGAAAGGTTTGTTAAGGAAATGACTGGACGAGATAGTAAGATAGTAGAACTTTATGCAAAGATAAGCGTTAACGATATTAATAGCTTAGATTTTAGTAAATCTGTAATGTGGAACGGAGTACTTTATAGACTTAATCAAATAACGGATTTTGATAGTAACGTATCAGAGTCTACAAAAATAGAATTAATAAAAATAATACAAGCAAACAACCCCGTAACGGGTACTATAACATGGACGGAATTACCAACCGTAGATATTGAGTTTTCTCCTTCAGATACGGGTACAGATGTGGGTGTTGGTTTTGGGGGTGTTGAGGACATATTAACTTACAGTGATATATTTTTTGGATAATGGACATTAAAAGAAGACAAGTAATTAAAAGAAGTACAGGTGTTGCAACAGTTCCTGTAAGTGGTGACCATAGAAATGGCGACTGGATTGTAACCGATATCTACGAAGGTGAGTTGATGCAAGACATTACCACGGGTTTATTATACACTCGTTTAGGCAATGATATACTAGACGCTAACGGAAAGCCTTTAGTGAAAAATTACCGTGCTTTAATAAGTCAAGTAAGTACAACCGCGCCAAGTGTAATAGAGTTTGAAAACACTATAGGTGCAATTGTATGGACTAGAATTTCAGCGGGTAAATATATGGGTACACTAGTAGGAGCTTTTACTATAAACAAAGTAGAGTGTTATTGTGGAACACCAATGGTTAACGATAGGGTTTATAACTTTTATAGAAAGTCAGCAGATGCCGTTGAATTATACACTTATGAAGCTGGAGTTTTTACAGATGCAATTATAGATAATTTATCAATTAAAATAACTATTAACTAATGGCTGAAGAAATAGTATTTAAAACCACGGTCGACACTGGTAATAGTGTCTCTGCAATTAACGACGTAGACAAAGCGTTAAAGGAAGTTAATTCAACGGTAAAAAGTAATAGTGTTGATTCTAATAAAGCCTTTGATGATCTTAATGCGAAAGTTGATAGTGGCGAGTTATCAGTAAGGCAATTAAGTAAAGCTGTAAAGGAATACGCTACTATTGCCGTGCAAGCGGGTGAAGATAGCCCTATAGGTCAGGAAGCTATAAGAAGGGCTGGTGAACTTAAAGATAGATTAGGCGACCTTCAAACACAGATAAACAATAACGCCAACGACGGGCGTAGTATGCAAACAGCTTTACAACTCGGTCAAGGTATTGCGGCAGGTTATGCAGTTGCTCAAGGTGCTTTAGCTTTGTTTGGTGATGAGAATAAAGACCTACAAAAAACACTTGTCAAACTGCAAGCAATACAAGCTGTACTAGCAGGACTTGAAGAAATACGTTCTATCTTAGAAAAGGAAAGTTTAGTAAGAACTGCAGCTCTTAAAGTTTGGAATGTAGTAAAGGTAGCTAGTGAGTACGCATATGCGACTGCAATAGGAACAAGTACGGGAGCTTTAAAATTAGCTAGGCTTGCAATGCTTGCTTTACCTATAGTTGCTATTATTGCTGGTATTATAGCTATAGGTTCAGCTATGTCAGCGTTTGGGGACGAAACAGAATCAACTGAGGAAAAACAAAAGAGGTTAGATGATGCTTTAGAAGCTACAAATAAAACTTTAGAATCTCAAAAATTAGCCTATGAAAATGCAGCAACGGCATCAAAGTGGGCAAATGATAAACAATTAATAGACGCCTTAAATGCAGGGGCAAGTGAGAAGGAAATAAATGATATAAAATTAAAAGGTTCAAAAAACAGATTAGCCATTTTAAAAGCTGAATACGAAAAAAACAAAGAAAATGCTTTGGTAATGTATTCCGACTTAAAAATTACTCAAGCTCAAGTAGATGCTATAATGAAGTCGAAAAGTGACTCTTATAAAAAATATTCTACTGAATTAATGAATATGAATATGGCAGAAGCTCAATCCAGAAACGAATCAATAAGGGCAACTCGGAAATCACAAAATGAAGATAATAAAAAACAAGCTGAAGCTAGTATAGAACATAATAAAAAAGTTAAAGAAGCTGCAATAAAACATAAACAGGATTTAGCGAAGGTCGAAGAGGATAATAGAGTAGCCATGCATAATAGTGAGGTTGGATTCTTTGAAGCCACTATTTTAAGCAACCAAGAATTAAGTAAAAAAGCTTTTAACGCTCAAAAAGGATTATTACTAGAAAATAAAGAGTTCGCGCTAGCTGACTTAAAAGCAACGGAAGGACAAAAAGAAGCTATTAAAGCAAAGTATAATGCTGACTTAATAAAATTAGAGAAAGAACATAATGATGCGTTAAAAGAAATTGTTTATAAAGATAAAAAAGCAATTTTAGAGGTTGCATTAAATGATGACACAAAAAATGTAGAAGCTAAAAAAGACTTACTATTACTAGAAAGAGATTTTTTACTATCAAATACTAAATTAACTGAAGCGGAAATTTTCGCTATAAAACAAAATTATATAAAAGAGGTTCAGGATATGGATTCCGAAGCTTATACAGCTTACCAAGAGGCTACAAACACGGCGCAACAAAATGAAATTAATGGAGTAAATGAAAAATACGACGCATTAATTAAAACCGCTGAACAATACGGATTTGACACTATAGAACTTGAAAAGAAAAGACAAGAAGAGTTAAATAAGATAGAAGAAGCTGCAACGGTTAAAAAAATAGATAACGTTAAAAAGTATGCAGACGCTACAATGGCTTCTTTAAATGCTTTAAACGATTTACAAAACCAATTAGACGCTAATAAATTAAAAAATCAAAACTTAACAGAAGCGCAAGTATTAGAGATTAAAAAGAAAGCGTTTAATAGAGACAAGGCTTTAAAGATTGCAAGTGTTTCTATAAATACAGCAGAAGCTATAAGTAAATCCGTTGCTGCAAGTCCATTAACATTTGGAGCGCCTTTCTCTGTATTCTCAGCGGTCACGGGAATAGCACAGATTGCAGCAATTGCAAGCACTAAGTTTGACGGAGGTGGTAGTAATATTACAGCCCCAACTACACCAGCAAATGAAAATCAAAGTTCTGGCGGTGGCGGTTTTGGTGTAGGTTCTACTAGTGAAGTGTCAAGTGTTGGACTTACAGATAATGCTACAGGAATAAAAGTAACCGTTGTAGACTCTGAAATCAAAGCCGTTATGGATGCTTCAGCTGCTGCTAGTGTATTGTCTACTTTCGGGGGTTAGTGTAAACACTATTTAGAATTAATCTAAATAAAATGTAAATAATTCAATTTTAATTAATAACTTTATATTATGTTACCAATTTATAAGCTTACAATTAATGACAATGATGAGACGGGCGTAGACTATAACGCGTTTGTTGACACGCCTGCACACTTAAAAGCCTTTATTGCTTTTGATAAATCAATGCCTTATAAGTTTAAAGAAGAACAAAGAATTGTAACGGGTGTTATGATGAGCGCAAATACTTTGATTTACAGAAATAGTCCAGATATTGGAGAACACCAAGTTTTCTTCGACGTTGCTACAATTAAACAAATAGTACTTAAGTTTTTTAAGAACAGTTTTGGGAACAATGTAAATAAAATGCACAATGAAAACGATAAAGTAAACGGTGCTATAATGCTAGAAAGTTTTTTTATTGATTCAAAGCGAGGTGTTAACGCCCCTATCGAATTTAGTAAACAAAATCTACAAGATGGGACTTGGATAGCTTCCTACAAAGTAGAGAATGACCAACTATGGGACGAAGTAAAAAGTGGAAAGTTTCAAGGTTTTAGTGTCGAAGGAATTTTTGATAGAATACAAGTAAATATAAAAACAAATAATAAACAAAAGATGAACAAAAAAGAAGTAAGTGGTAAGTCACTCTTTAATTTGATTTTTGGTAAAAGCAAGTTTGAAGAAGTGCCAGTTACAGAAGAAACAGTTTCATCATTTGCGGAGGTTACATCACTAGACGGCACGGTGCTGACTTATGAGGGTGAACTAGCAATTGATGCGCCTATCTTCGTAATTGATGAGAATGGCGACAAGTTGCCAGCCCCAGCATTAGATTATCAATGTGAAATTGATGGTAAAGTATTAATTATTTCAGTTAATGAAAGCGGTTTAATTTCTGCTATTGAAGACGTTATCGTTGAAGAAGCTGAGATGAGCGCTGAGATTAAAGACTCAATCCTTGCAGAAGTTGCTGAAGTAATGAAAAGTACTTTAGAAGCTACGTTTGCTAAAATTGAAGAATTGACTTCAGAACTTAAAAAACTTAAAGAAGAGAAAGTGAGCAAGTTTCAAAATGAAGCTAAAACGGGAGTTAAAGAAGTTGCTAAAATGACAGCAAACGAAATCCTAAAAAATATTAAAAACTAAATTTAAAAATAAATAAAGATGAATAAAATTGGAAAATTGGGTAAAGCCCTTAAAGAAAAATTTGATTACGATGTAGTTGGATTACCAGCATGGACTGACAATACAATGCCTGTAGTAATTACAGACTTGATTAACAACTCTGATTTTTTAAGTTCTTTGACTTTAGAGTCAGATGTTAAAGGAACGAAAGAGATTGCTTTGTTAAATTCAGATGTAACGCTTCAAGCTAAAGTTGCTTGTACTCCTTCTCCTGATGGTTCTGTTATCTTTACAAAAGCTGACCTTACAACTGTACCTTTGTACATGGGTATTGAATTTTGTAATGAAGACCTTAATGGTAAAATGACTCAAATCTTAAACAAGTTAGGTTTGAAAATGCAAGACGGTCAACTTCCTGCAGACCTTGAAACTGTTTTAGGTGCTTACCTTGGTAAATTGTTACAACGTAAAGCTCAGTTAGTAGTTGTTTCTGGTGACACTTCTTCAATCGACCCTGAACTAGTTTTGATGAATGGTTTACGTCACATCTTAGTTAACGATGCAGATGTATTGACTTACGATGCAGCAGATGCTACAATGACATCTACAAACGCTTATACTCAATTTATCGGAGTACATGATAAAATACCTACTGAATTGTTTGATAACGAAATGACTATCAAATTATATACAGGACGTACTGAAGCTAGAAAATGTATCACAGCTTGGAATACTGCTAATCAATATGATCACGTAGTTGTTACTAATACTAAATCTAGTGTTTCTTTTATCCTTCCTGGAACAAACGTTGAAGTTGTTACTTTGCCAGAGTTAGATGGTAAATCTGAAATTTACGCTATTCCTTTAGATTTAACTTTCTTAGGTGTTGATTCTTTAGATGATATGAATTTTGAAGTTAAGTACGATGCTTATAACGATAAATTGAAAGCTGAAGCTTCATTTAGATTAGGTACTCAAATTGTTTGGGGTCAATACTTTGTTAGACTTCATTTGTTAAACTCTTAATATTACTGAATTATGTGTGAAATCCTAGAAGGAAAGAACGCAGTATGTGATAGCGTAGGCGGTGTAAAAGCCATCTACGCTTGGAATACTGCAGACGCTACAATAACAAAGGCAAATGGTACTATTTCATCTTTATCTTTAGCAGCTGGTAAATATATCCACAAGTTTTTTGTTGAAATGGAGACGTCTAAATTTACAGCCACGAAAATAGGTGATAGAAAAAATCAATCTGTAGCATACGAGCAAACAGGAACTATGATGTTGAGCGGTAATACTGCAACTGATATTGTAAACCTTGAAGCTTTAGAAATCGCTAGAACTACTTTCGCTGTAGAATTGAACGATGGTACTTACGAAGTATTCTACGAAACTAACGGGGCGAGTGTTTCAGGTGTTAGAGATTCTGGACAAGCTTATGAAGATGCAAACGGTAACGTTTTAACTTTATCTGGTAAAGAAAAGAATAGACCTAATAAAATTGCTGCAGGATTAATTACAGCATTGTTAGACCCTGTTTCTTAATTAGAAATAATAAATTAATTAAAACCTTATTGAGAATTAATCTTAATAAGGTTTTTTTTGTATCTTTGAACTATGACAATTTTAATAACGAAATCTAGTTTAAACATTATAGCTTTGACATTGTCAGAACTTGAGGACCAAACACTAGATATTAATTGGCTTTTTAGGTTTACTAAAGACGAAGGTAGACAAGAAATATTTTGCTATTTAAATGATTTAAACGAGTCGACAGCACGTTATAATTTGTTTAATTTATTGGAGGGTGTAGATGCAACGTTTACAAAACTAGGAGATTATACCTATAGAGTTTATCAAATGCCTAACGGTGGTTCTTTAGATTATTCCTTAGGTATTCAATGCGAGATAGGTAAAGTAAGAGTAATAGATAATATTATAGTAGTGCCAGCAAGCTTTGAGCCTACATTAACATCAAATATTTATGGAGGAGAAACAAACAGCTAGAACGTTTAGTACATTTAGAGAGGTTGCAATCATTGACCCCGTTGAAACAGTAGCCAAAGAAGGGTGGGTAAAATGGGGAATCGACAACCTTTACCCTCAATTTTTATGGTCTTTATATGTTAACAGTCCTATTCATGGAGGTATAATCAACTCTAAAAATACTTTTATTTCGGGTGCTGGTTTAAACTATGAAGGTACTGAGAATTGGGATGAGATTAATAAAAACGGACGTTCTAAATATACACTAGACGAACTTGTCGAAATGTACTCACTAGACCAGGAAGTTATTAACGGTTATTATATTAAATGCGTTTATGATTCATTAAATCAAAAGTGGCAATTAGAACACTTAGATTTTGAGTTGATGCGACCTAATGAAAACGGAACTATATACTATTATTCTGAAAATTGGGCAACGTCTAGACAAAATGATAAGACAAAATTCAAAGAATATACTAGCTTTTTTAACCGTACAAGTGAAACAAAAGAATGCGTTTTATTTGTAAAGGCTAAATCTAGACAGTTTATACTAGAAACTAAAAAGCTAACTTCAGGATATTACCCTATTCCATTGTACAGCGGTGGTATTGATTCAATATTGACTGATATAGAGATTAATTTCTTTAGATTATCAGAGGTTGTTAACGGTTATAAGGGTGGGACATTGATATCTTTAAACAATGGTATACCAGAAAGCGAAGAACAAGCTGAAAAGATAGTATATGACCTTAAATTAAACGCTACAGATAAGCGTAAGCAAGGCGGTGTAAGCGTTACTTTCTCAGATGGTAAAGATAGAGAGCCTAGCATTGTGCAATTAAATGGAAATGACCTAGATAAGCGCTACGAAAGTACAGAGGTTGGACTTTCTAAAAAGATATTTATTGCACATTCTGTAATTAACCCTAAAATGTTCGGTTATATTCAAGATTCTTCTTTATTTTCTAGTGACTTAGAAAATGACTTTAAACTATTCAATCGTACATACGTAAAGAAAAGACAAAAGAATATATCAGACTCTTTGAACTATGTACTTTCAGAACTTAACGGAATGACGGGAGAAATTAGTTTTAACGAATACGAACTATTTGATAAAGTTATTGAGCCAATTGTACCTGTAGCTTTAAAGTTATCAGCAGAAGACAATGAAACGCAAATACTAGATTTATTTGTAAGTTGTGGACGTTCTAAAAACGATGTTAAAATTATAAAATCTAGTGAATTTAAAAACCAAACAGAAGAGGAAATTATCGAAGGATTTTTTAAAGACAAATTTGCTGTTAACGATAATCAAAATACAATCTTATCCATGCTATCAAATGGTGAGAGTTATGATGCAATTGTAAAAGCTTTAGATATGAAACCTATTGAAGTTTCAAAGATAATTGTAGGATTGCAAAATAACGGTTATTTAGATGGTGGTAACGTTACCGACAAAGGACTTCAAGAGATTGTAAACCGTGAACAGATAAGTGTTGTTTATTCTTATGAGAAAAGACCCAACGCTCCCGACTTAGTTAAAGGGGGTAGTTCTAGACCATTTTGCAAAACGCTTATTGAAATGGATAAAGTTTACACAAGGAACGAAATAGATAATATCAGTTCAGCAGTTAAGCGTGACGTATGGAGTTATAGAGGTGGTTGGTATCATAACCCTAACACAGATATAAATACTCCTTCATGTAGACATTTTTGGAAACAAAACGTAATCTTTAAATAAAATGAGTACAGCATTATTAATAAACGCATATAATCTTAAACAACTTTCTTTGATTCATGGAAATGTTGAGGACAGTATATTAACACCTACTATTAAGATAGTACAAGACACAATGATAGAACCTATTATAGGGACTTCTTTGTACACTAGAATACTAGAAGGTATTGACCTAGATAATCTTAACACTGATGAGGTTATTTTAATGGATAAGTATATTATTCCCGTAGTTGCTATGGGTTGTAATTTAGAAGCCGTTGTAATGACTACATACCAAATTAGAAACAAGGCTACAGGAATAACAAACGACGAGTTTCTAAGGGGTGCAAGTGAAAGCGAAATAAATAGATTACAAGATTCATTTAGAAGTAAATTTGAACATTATAGACAAAAGTTAATACAATATTTAAAATACAATTCTGTTATATATCCTGAATACTACCAATACTTTTCTAATCCTGACTCTTTTTATAGTTGTTTAACGGATGGCGGTGAAGGAATTAAACCAGACTTAGGTAAAACTAGAAGTAATATTTATTTTAAATGAAGAAAACTTTAAATAATCTTAATACAGAACTACAAGCAATTGCAGACGCACACCTTCAGGTTAACACTTACTATTGGGGTGACTTTCTAAATGCTATAAACCAAGACAAGGCGGTTACTTACCCTTTAATGTGTTGCTTTGTTACGGGAAACAGTTTAGAAAAAGTTACTATTCCTGTTACTATTAATATAATTGTGGCGGACAAGTTTTTTAAGAATGGTCGACAAGGCAATTTAAACGATACTGAAAGTGATACTTTGCAAGTTGTTAGAGATGTTTACGAAGTTATTAGTAAAAGTCCTAGATGGCAAAACATTGGTAAGATAACAGGCGCAACGGCAAGTAAATTTTTAGAAAAGGGTGCAGATGAAAGCGCTGGATGGATTTTAGCGATATCATTTACAATATACGACAATCAAAGTATTTGTAATTTACCTATGATGGGTTACGACTTTGAAACGTCTGCAAATATACAAATGTGTGAGGACGTTATTATAATAAACTCAGACGGTTCGTTTACGCATACGGCTGCAAGTGGTGACGTTTATACGCTTCCAGATACTACATACAATGTTTATGTTAATGGTAACTTAAATAGTACATTCACTATTCCAACATTAAGCTAATGAAAAACTTTATAACCGACTTAGCATTTACAGAACAACTTACAACACTTGCAAGTAATGATACTATACTAGTAAGGCAAACTAGTCAAAGCAAAAAGAATACAGAAATAAGTGTGAGTAATTTCTTTGAGTCAAATATAACTCCACATATAGCCTTATTAGATACAACTATTCAAACTATTGCAGTTGCAAACACTCCCCAAGCAATTACATTTAACACATTAGATTTTGCTGCTAAAATAACACAAACTTCTAGTTCTAGATTTACAGTTTTAGAAGGTGGGAATTTTATAGCTAATATTTCAGCACAAACAGAACTTTCTAGCGGGGCTAATAAATTACTAGATATTTGGATAAAAGTAAACGGAACTAATTTAGCTAACTCAAATAGTAAGATTAGGGTTGCAAATGCTAACGACCAAAAAAGGCTAACTATTTCAATACCATTCACTTTAAACGCTAATGATTACGTTGAATTATGGATGAGTGGTAATGATGTACATTTACGATTATTAGCAACGGGAGTAGAAACAACACCTGATAGACCCGCAACTCCAAGTATTTTTTTAACAATAGATAAATTACCGTAAAAATTAAATAATTATTAATATCTTTATACTATGGCGAATAACATTAATATAACATTTAGCAAGGCAGATATGGGTCTTGAAAATGTGGATAACACTTCCGACTTAAACAAACCAATATCTACAGCTACACAAACGGCATTAGATGATAAGGTAGACAAAGAAGCTGGAAGCCGTTTAATAACTAGTGCTGAAGCTACATTGCTGGGTAATACTAGTGGAACGAATACGGGCGACCAAGACCTTCAAAGCGTTGTAACTGCTGGCAATACTACAGCTTCAGATATTCAATTTGGGGACGGTGTTGGTGTGTATTTAAATAATACTTCAAGACTTCGAGAGGGTACAATTGACTCAGGCGCTGGCGGTGGGGTTGCTCAAATTTGCGCTGTAGGTTACGAGTTGAAATGGGAAGCTGGTAGTCAGTATGTGATGGACGGAAACGGTCTTTTAATAAGAGAGGTTAACCATAAATTTACAAGCATTCCAGATGCAAATAATGACAATTCACAAGGCTTTTATATTGGGTCACGTTGGATATTAGATAATGGGGATTTATACATTTGCACAGATTCAACAACCGCAACTGCTGTATGGGAATTACAAACTATTGACACCGTGCCAACTGATGGAAGTGTTAAAGCTGTAGAATCTAACGGGGTCTTTGACGCTTTAGCAGATAAAGTTGATAAGGTTGTAGGAGAAAGACTTATAACAAGTGCTGAAAGTACTTTACTAGGCAATACAAGTGGAGTAAATACGGGTGACCAAACAATTAGTGATGCTACAATATCATTAACTGATATTACTACAAATGACTTTTCTACTACTAAACATGGTTTTGTTCCTAAAGGTACTAACACAGGGAAATTTTTAAAAGATGACGGTACATGGTCAACTGTTTCTGCAGGGATTACTGGGTCTGGAACTATAAATACTCTTTCTAAATTTACTTCATCAGGTGCAATAGGTAATAGTTTAATTAAGGATGATGGTTCTAATATAGCAGTTAATGGGACAATAGCTTCAGCTTATAAACTTGGCGTATATAGTACAACTGCCGGAGAAAACTACACTATCTACGGTAACACTACTGTAAATGGCGCTGTAGGTGTTTCGGGTGTGAATCAAGGTGTAGGTGCATCTACTAATTTCGGAGCTTCAGGAACAGCGCAAAGTTCAACAAGTTTAAATGTAGGTGTTTACGGTCAGGCAAGTGGTGCAAGTACTGTAAATATAGGAGGTAAATTTGTTGGAAGTGGTGCAACTACAAACTATTCAGCACAATTACAAGACGGAACTGAAGGAGTAGGTAAAGTTCTTACTTCTATGACAGCAGATGGTAAGGCACAATGGGCTACACCATCAGGAGCAAATATCCCACAAGCAAATAAAATCTACGTTGACTCAATAAACGGAGTTAATTCAACAGGTAGAGGAAATATTAATAATCCTTATTTAACTCCTGAATACGCTTTAGCAGATATAACTAATACAGGAACGGTAACAGCTACAACAACAAGTACAAGTTCTACTTTAACGTCAGTAAGTTCAACAGCTAATATAGTGGTAGGACAATTTATTACAGGAACAGGAATACCTTATAACACAATAGTTGTAAGTAAAACGTCTAATACAATTGTATTAAGTAAAGCGTGTACAGCAAGTGCTACAATAACTGCAACTTGGTGGACTATTTATGAGGTTATATTAAATGGTAATTTTGTTGTAACAAGTAATATACATAAAACAGGATTCTATATTAATAGTAAAAGTTTAGGAGCTACAATATCTTATGGAAATTTAACTTTATTTACTTTTACTGCAAATATTTTAATACCTTTTTATTTAAGCTTAGGGAAAACTTTTGGAACTCACGCAAATTCAGGATTAATTAATCCAGCAGGGTTCACAGCGATTGAAGGTTTTTTAGATTTAGGAAATTACTATTCAATATGTACTGGTTATAATTTAGGAAATATAGGAGGAGCTAGTTATTTAACATTTACAAATTTAAGTATCAATACAGAGATGTTTGATTGTAGATTTGGTTATGTTTCTCTAATTGCAGTATCAGGTAATTTTACTTGGAATGGTAACGCTTATGGATTATTAGGAGGGTTAAGATATACTTCAGGGTATGTTGATATAAACACTAAGATAACAACTCCAGCAAGTATAGTAGCTTTAAACGGTACTGCTACGCGCGGCAATATAAACGGTACTATTTTAGGAAGTTATACTCATGGTGGAGGTATTAATTTATATGCCAATATAGTAGGAACAACTGCAACTATTGATAGTGGAGATTATATAAAATCTGTAAATGTTTATGGTTCATTAACTGTAACAACAGTAACTTTAGGAGGTTCTCCTGTGATACTTGATGGAGATGTTACTGGAAATGTAATTTTTAATGGATTTCCTACTTCAAAGGGTAGTGTTGTAAACGGTTCAATAAATGGAACGGTTACAGTAAATAGCGGTAGTATCAAATTCAATGGAAATCAAGAAGGTACTGCAGTATCAAGATATATGACTGTTATTATTGGAGCAGGTACATTTATTAATAGTGGTCTTATAAGATTAACAGCGTTAACATATACAGGAGTTGGCAAGTTTATAAATGATGGTACTATATTAACTTATGGGGCTACGGCTACTTCAGCACCTATCAAGTTAACAAATTCAGGACAATTCATAAATAATAAAGATTTAATTTTTGATAGTACAGTAGAGTACATGCCATTAATTGAAAAAACAGATGGAGTACTTGTAAACAATGGTAGAATGTCTAATCCTTGTAACATGTATGTTAAATATGCTGCTAATACATCTGTTTCAAAAGAAGTTATTTTAGCTTACGCAATGTCTAATGGAAATACATACGGAAACTCTACAAGTGGAACAGGAGATATAAATAAGTTTGTTGTATCTTTGGCAAACACAAACACAGTGTTAACAATATTTGACGGCACAAATACAGTTATAATTTCTGTAGTAGGAGCAGGGAAATCAATTGCGGTTATTTCTGCTGAAATAGTAACATTAGTTAAAGCAAGTATTCTACTATTTCAAAATTGCTCTTATTCTTCAACATATGGTTTTGTAGTATTTATACCACGAGCAGGATTTACGGCAACTTTTACAGTAACTACAAATATTGGTTCTATAGGAACTTATGCTGGTGGTGGTGGATTCGCAGGAACTTTATTAGGTGCAGGAACAGAATTATTAAGTTCATCATATAATTATTAATTTATGGAAAATTTTAAACAAATAGTATATAGACATTCAGATCAAGCTTTGATGATTATACCACAAAATGATAATATTCAAGTAGTGCCAAGATTTGTAAATGAATTAACAGAACAACAACAAGTGTCATTTAATGAACTTGAAACATTTTGTTTGACACAAAAAGACCCATTATTATACACAGTTTATACAACTGATGTAAATAGATTAGATATACAAGGTGAAGATAGTGAAGTTATATGCTTAAACGTGTCTGAAATGAGTACTGAAGATAAGTTAATAGTAGACAATGTGGGTATTATATGTACAGAATTATTAAATAGTTAAAAGAAATGTTACAATTCGTAGAAATAACAAAAAAGTATGGAGTGACAGGAGTGCTAGCTTGTTGGCTATGGATTACAAACTCACGCGTAGAAGTATTAGAGGGCAAATTAGAACATTGTTACGAGTTAAGAATGGAAAACGGGAATTTAAAAGCTAATAGAATGTATAGTAAATCAATTAATTACGCAATATTACCAGACAAATTTAAAATAAAAAGAGCATGAGAAATTTAAGAGAAGTAAAAAAGAGATGGAACGCGGAAACACCGATGTTTTTTAAGAAGTTAATCCACGTAGGAATAGTAATAGGTTTAGTTGGTGGTGCGTTAATTACGTTACCTGCGACTGCTTCAGTAGGTGCGGTTCTAGTTACAATCGGAACGACTGCAGCAACGGTTTCAAAGTTTGCTAAAATATAATATGATAACAACTGCTGAATGTATTAAAAGATACGGGACGCCAAACGAGGGTGGAGTAGGTTATTTAGAAACTATTACTTTGCCTTATCCAATGGTTTATGATGGCAAGCCCGTTAAGAAAATGAGATGCCATAGGCTTGTTAAACAAAACTTTTTAGACGTGTTTAATGAGCTACTAAGTGTTTACACGTATCCTGAAATAGTACGTTTAGGTATAGATAAGTTTGGAGGTTGTTTCAATTATAGAAAAATGCGAGGGGGTACAGAGTTTAGCCGTCATTCGTGGGGTATAGCAATTGATTTAGACCCTCAAAGAAACCAATTAAAAGAAACTAATAAGACTGCTAGATTTGCACGTCCTGAGTACGCTAAAATGATTGACATATTCTATAAACATGGATTTGTTTCTTTAGGTAGAGAAAAGAACTACGATTGGATGCACTTTGAGATAAAATAATTAATTAACTACGTGCCAGACACGCTTCCCGTAAGAACAGCGTCCGAAGTTTGGACTTCTAAGTAAGGGAAATGACGATGTCTATAACTTTACTACCCCCAGGAAAGTTTCTCTGATCAAGAACTACTGCCTGGGTTTTTTGTTTTATATAAAGTTATTTGTATATTTGTAAAAATTCAATTAAATTAAAATATGAAAACGAGCCAAAAAGGTATTGAATTAATAAAACAATTTGAAGGGTGCAAGCTGAAAAGTTATAAGTGTCCTGCTTCCGTTTGGACAATTGGCTACGGTAACACGTTCTACTTAGATGGTAGCAAGGTTCTAATGGGGCAAAAGATTAGCCAAGTAGAAGCGGATATGTTACTGTTAAAGTTGCTACCTAAATACGAAGCTACAGTAATCAAAAACATAAAGATTGCTTTAACCCAAAACCAATTTGATGCTTTAGTATCGTTTTGTTGGAACTGTGGAAGCTCACAAACTTTGTTTAGATTAGTAAACCAAAAAGCTACAGATGAGATAATCTATGATTGGTTAATAAACCATTATATCATGGGTGGCGGTAAAGTGCTTGCAGGATTAGTAAGACGTAGAAGGGTTGAAGCTGATTTGTTTATTAAGAAATAAAGGTTATATTTGTATGGGTTTTTCATAATTTCCCATGTGTTTGGTTAGGTAAAATTAATGCTCGTAGCTCCTGTTACGGGCATTTCTTAGTTAATACACTATTTAGAATTAATATAAATAACAATTATTTTATAATAAAGTTTGTAATAGTCAATATTATACTTATCTTTGCTATGTCAATAAGACGTAACAATAATAAAAACACAAATTATGAAAGCATCACAAAACAAATTAGAAAACACGTACATCGCACCGCCTTTAGGAATATGTATTAAATGGTGGAAATCAAAAAGCAAAGCAGAAGCAACTACAGGAAGCTTCAATTATGAATTATATTTACAGTATTTAAAAGCAATAAACAAATAAATTATGAGAAATACAATTAAAACACTAGAAGAATGCATAGCTGATTTAAAGAAATTAATTCCTAGTCATGCGAAAACAACATTTATCAATTATAAAGATATTGATTTAGAAGTAGAATTTCAAGATAGCTACGATAATAGATTCCCTGAAGACGGTCAATATGTTTATGTATTAAGAGTATACGTTGCTGGTGTAGATATTACAGAATTATTCGAGCAGGAATGGATGCAAAATGAATTAGTAGAAATTTACCTTAAAAATCAAGAGTTATGAAAATATACGCAAAAATACACGCAGCAAAACAAGAGATAGGAGTAGTTAAGAAAAACGCTAAGAATCCACATTTTAAAAACACGTATGCCGATTTAAACGCATTAATCGAAGCAGTTGAACCAATACTACTAGAAAAAGGTTTAATACTATTACAGCCCATTAAAGACGGTAAAGTGTTCACTCAGATAATAGATATTGATAACGGAGAAATGATTGAGAGCAGTATTGAACTAACTCCAAACTTAACAAGTCAGGCTTTGGGTAGTCAAATTACTTACTATCGACGTTACCAAATTTCAAGTATTTTACTTTTAATGGCAGACGATGATGACGGACAAAAAGCCAGTGCGCCACAAGCAATTACTAAACCAATTTGCTCATCTGCATTATTTGAGAAAGCAATAAGTAGATACGAAGGTTTAGAGTTAGATGTATTCGACAAGCTTAAAACAGCATACACATTGACAGCACAACAACAATTAGAAATTAACGAAATAACTAAAAGATGAGTATAGCAGGAAAAGAATTTCTACACTTTAGAATGGAGGAGGAACAATATAGACAACTAGAAGACGAGCAAAGAAACGCTTTAAATATCTACAAAGTTGAAGTAGATGGTATAGACTACTCAAGTGATGAGATTTGGGCCGCATTAAAAAAGAAGTCAACAAAGGCATACATTGACCTAAAAAATAGAGAATACGACCTAAGACACGATGTAAGATGAGAGAGTTCCAAGACGACAAAAATATAAAAGAAATGAAGTTCCTATTAAAATTATTCTTAACAATAATAGGATTAGTAGGAATAATGATAGGGTTAACAGTTTACGAAATACTTACAAAATGAAAAGACAACTTAAAAAGAATATAATAGATTTTAGTGAAATAGACCTTACTAATATCTTAATGATTACAGAAAATAACGGTTTAAAAGATGACGCTAACAGCCTTGTAAAATTAGCCTTTGAATTAATTAATAGATTAGTAGAAGCGGATTTAAAAATATTGAAACCATGAAAACAGCAATACAACATTTGATACATTCATTTGAAAATGATA